GAACTATGCCGTCTCAATTTGGTGCACCGGGTAAAGTATCTATTGTTGAAGAAAATAATAAAATAAAAATTAAAATGTTATCCTACGATACCAATGGTAATTTAACAGAAGTTATTTCTAATACACTTAAAAGTAATGTTGCGAACTATCTATCAAATTATAGGATGATAAACGATTACATATCCGTTGAGACAGCTAATGTAATAGATTTAGGTGTTGATGTAGATGTTGTTTTAGACTCAAGTCAAAATCAAGGGTCAGTTGTTGCTAAAATTATTAATATTGTTACACAATATTTTAGCCCAACTGTTAGAGGATTAGGACAAAATGTTTATGTTTCTGAAATTAGAAGATTAATACAGAGTGAAAATGGTATTATTTCTGTTTCGGGAATATTCATTTATAATAAAGTTGGGGGACAATATTCATCTTCCCAAACTTCACAAGCATATGAAGATCCATCAACAAAAATGATTAAATTAATTGCCGATACAATATTTGCAGAACCAACTCAAATATATCAAATTAGGTATCCAAACAAAGACATTACCGTTAATGTTCTTAATTTAAAAACAATTAATTTCTCTTGATAATTTATTTTTTGAATAAAAGAATTATTTTTTGAAAATAGGAAATAAACTATTTATCAAAAAAGAGTAATTAATGCCAAAATCATATAGAATACGAACTACTCCTGGTAGTGAAAAAACTATCAACATTCAATTAGAACAGGACTTTGAATTTTTAGAGATATTATCTTTAAAAATCAATCAAGGCGAAATCTATAATAGAATGTGCTCCGATTATGGGGTAGTTGTTGGTAGAGTTATTGTTAATAATGGATTTGGAGTTCCAAATGCTAGAGTATCTGTTTTTATTCCTATTAGTGATTTAGATTTAGAAAATCCAATAATTTCTGAATTATATCCTTATAAAACAATCTCTGACATAAATGAAGATGGATATAGGTATAATTTATTACCAAAAGAACCATCATATAATGGACACACATCAACAGGTAATTTCCCAACAAAAAATGAAATTCTTACAGATCAATCATATGTTGAGGTATACGATAAATACTATAAATTTTCAGTAAGAACAAATGAAAGTGGTGATTACATGATATTTGGAGTACCAACAGGTACTCAAACAATATTAATGGACGTTGATTTATCTGATATTGGTTGTTTTTCGTTATCACCACAAGATTTAATAGACATTGGTGTTGCGGTAGAGTCACAAGTTAATGGTTCTAGATTTAAAACATCAACAAATTTAAATGAATTACCGCAAATTGTTAGTTTAAATAAAATTATTGAGGTATCACCATTATGGGGTGAACCTGAAATTTGTTTATTAGGAATAACTAGATCTGACTTTGATTTGACGGCAAATCTAAATATTAACATACAACCAACAGCAGTATTTATGGGGTCATTAATTTCGACTACAAACGATGATGCGGTTAGAGTTAGTTGTACGCCAAAAAATAATACAGGAAATTTATGTGAATTAGTTTCAGGTCCTGGAGAAATAGTATCAATTAGACAAACTATTGGTGTTGACCAACTTGGTCGACCAATTCTTGAGCCTTATGCGTTAGTTGAAGGTGGTAAGGTTATTGATTCAGACGGCACATTTTTAGTAAATGTCCCAATGAATTTAAATTATATTATAACCAATGAATTTGGTGAACAAGTTTTATCTAATGATCCTAATAAAGGTCTACCAACAAAAGGAAAATATAGATTTAAATTTAAATGGCAAAATGAACAAGGTTTACAAAACCCATTTCAAAGAGGACATTTTCTTGTTCCAAATATTAAGGAACACGGATGGTTAACACCATCAATTGACCCATTGATAAATTACCCAACTACATTACATACAATTATAATACCAAATGGTACGGTTACTTTTACATATCCTCTAAATAACACATCAACAGGTGGTTTAGCTTTAGATAATAAAATTAACGTTGAAAGTTTTACAATTTTATTAAATGGTGTCCTATATTTTGGTGATTTAGAAAGTATTCCAATTACCGTTATTCCTACAATTTTAACAATAAATGTTGTTCCTATAAATACCGGTACTCTAACCCAATTTAATTATACGTTTTATCAACAACCAACTTTTGATGCTTTAAGATCTTATGCTTTTAGTGTGGACTGGAATGATTATGGTGATAATACTACTACCACAGGTCAACAAATGATACAAGAAGCAATCGACTGCGAAGATAAGTTTTATGAATTTAATTATAATAAAGTTTATACCACCTCAATGTTTTTGGATAGGTATAAAAGAGGTGCTGGAAGAGCAAGACATTTAGGGATAAAAGAAATTGACGACAGAAGTTGTAATTCTACAACTAACACATTTCCAGTTAATGATATAATTAAAAATTTTGACTCTTTATTTTTTGCGTTTAATATAATACTTAATATATTAGCAATACCACTTATAATCATATTATGGTTGATGCATTTTATTGCATTTATTTGGCCTGTTTTAAAATATTTATTAATTGTTTTAGGACTTTATTTTGCTTATGAAGTGATATCAGATGGGATTCAACTTACAAATTGGATTATTTCATCTACTTCCACTGTTTCTGTTCCTGGTGGTCCCGTATTTAGTGCGGGCGACATATTACAAATTGCTTTGTATTATGCAAAACTTCTTTTTAAACTAGCCTTATCTTTATCTTTTGTTGCGTTTACCATAATTTATTTAATAAAAATAACGGATTTTCCAAGACTTGGATTACCAATGATGTCTTATCCAGAATGTACAAGTTGTGATTGTGATTGTGGAAACGCAGAAATTGATGATGATATTGATGCCAACTCTGTTAATGCTGATATTGCGGCACAACAAAGTGGTTTATATGATAGTGGACTAACATTTGCACAGTCAACATCATTTATTGCTCCTGTAAATTTATCGGGGTCATATAACGTAATGCACCCAAATTTTGAAAACTTTCCGAATGAAGATGCGGATGCAAATTCTAAGGGATATTTTTATTGTGCACCATTTATTGATCTTGGAGGTCGCCAATATAAATCATTAATAAATCGAGTTGTTGATCAACAGATAGATGGTGATATTGTTATAAGTGCGGTAATTGATTTTAGAAGATTATTTTCAGGTACTGATATAATAACACCAGGAACTACGGATTTTAATAAATACCACGCACCACAACCATTCTTATTTGCTGCTGAAAAAACTATTGGAAATGATGACAGATGGTTTGGGTTTCCAACAAAAGAAACCTACCCACAAAAATTAAATGAGTTTAACACTAGAGATAAATATTTTGATACTGCGTTTGGTGCAAATAGAATAACAACAACAGTAAATCCTCAGTTAGATGCGGCACCTTATAATTTAGGTACTCAACAATCATTTACAGATCAAATTATTGTTGTTTTAGCAAATGCCGGAACAGCACAAACTTTAGGGATAGGAGAACTTGTGACATTTCAGAGTCCTCTATTTAACAATGGACAACTAATCCCAAGAAACATAAATTTAACTGGTGCAACAACAAATATATTTGGTAATAACTCGGTAACAGGAACAACAATATTATCTGCAGCACCAAATTCTGCTTCTAATATTGTTCCAATATCAACAAGTATTCAATATGCCAATCCAATTTCTCCCACATCAGGATCATTATCTGCAATCATTAATATACTTCAAACTGGTGACACAATAACTGATATAAATAAAGGAGATTATTTAAAATATCCAACAGATGTAGAGTATTTTCAAGTAATAACAGGAATTTCTATTACTCAATTTACTTTTTTAAATAGTACTACAAATATAAATTTATTTCCAAAAAAATATTTAAGACACGAAATTGAATATGTTATCACCAATCCTTGCCTATTAAATTATACCGGTCCTTTTGGAATTTTACTTAATAGTTTTAATAACTCCTTTCCTATTACCCCACCAAATACTGTTAACGGACAAACCTATAATAATGAGAATGGAATACCCTCTATACGGGCAAATAATTTTGATTGTCTTGCTTCATTATCTAATTCGGCAAATTATGAGGTATTAATGTTTGTTAGAGGTGTTGACCCACATACCGAAAAACAAACAATAGAATATGATATATCAAAAATATTAGGATATACAACACCACAATCAAATTTAAAAATTAGGGGAAAATATTATTTAAATCAACCAATAAAAGGTATTGGTCAAGCACCATTGACACATAATACACCAACAAATACGTTCACCAATTTATATTTTCCTTCATTTACTTTTACAATAAATCCTAGTAATTATACGGGTTTCACGTCTACATTACCGTATTACTATTTATCAACAGATGAGACATCATCAAACACATATGTTCCAGTAGCAGGATTCCAACAAAAACAAGCTTTAGATACCCTCTCTTATTCATTATCATCAATTAGTAATTATACTTTACCTAGATTTCAAACAGACTATATAGGTGGAGGTCCTTTTATTGCTGCGTCTTTTAATGGTTCTTATTCTACAAATGGATTTTTTTATGGGCAAGTGGCGAATAAGACAGACTATGGTTGGCCAGGGTGGTCTTCACAACCAACCTCTCCAACCAATTATTTTGGGTTATATTCTCCAGCTTATTTTAAAGACCTTTCCTTGTTAGGTGTTAATTTTAATAATTCAAATAGAATTGTTATGAGAAGTGACAGATTACCTACATCCACTTGTATTGATCCCGCACCTGGAAATAGAACTGGATATGCTTTACACCAAAACAATAATTTCTGTTATTATGAAGTTGACGGTGTTGGTGGTCAAAACACAAGTAATTTTGCTAGTATTTATGATGTTTCTGAACTTTTAGATCAATATAGTGGTAATACAGGATTAACACAAACACTTACTTGTGATGGATTGGTTGCTTTAGATTGTTATTCGGGTAGTGGTACTAATGTGGGGATAATCCCTGCTAATCAATGTTCTATTCCTGAAAATAGAGTAACTAAAGGTTGTTATTGTTTATTAAATAAAGATAATAGTGATAATAATAAACATTATTATTTAATAAGAAATGCGTTTAGAGACGATCGTAGATTGTTTATGGAATGGAAAACAAGATTTACATTAGTATTTGCTCTGTGTAGAGGAGTTTTTGCTCAAACTTTTCAAAATAATTGGATAAATGGTACATTATACATGCCAACTTTTAACAAAAGATCAATATATCCAACAAGCAACCTTACTAATATAACAACACCTAATTATGTCTATTGTAAAGATATTGTTGTTTATAATAATAACAGTAATAATTTCTTTTATAGAAGTTCTCCTTGGAGTGACAACATTCAAGAATTTATTGGAAAAGAAATACCACAACCACCAAATTGGTTAACGTTAAATTTTAAACCAGGGTATAATGATAAAAATATAATGTTCCCAACCACAATATTAGATATGGGGCCAAGAGATTCATATATAAGTGAAATTTGTAATGACCCTAATTTTAAAGGGTATATGGCTAATCAGTTCAGATCAACAAGTTATAATGAAAATGGTGATATTATACAAATAGGATTTTTATCAAGAATACTAAACGCTAATTTTAGACAAGCACTAATACCTATTAGTAGTGGAGGAAATGATAGTGAAGGAAAGGGTCTTATTCAGTTTTTCAATAGCAGTCGTGGTGGGGATAGAATTGATGGTGATTTTGCTCAATCATTATCTATCAATTCAGAACATAAAATTAATTCATTTATCGATGAAAACTATGGTAATTTGGATATATTTATTGGTGATGATGGACAGTCTCCTTCACCAAGTAAACCTGTTTTTGGTGTATTTTATAGATCATCCACAATTGAATATTATTACAGAAGACAATTAACACCTGGTATTGAAATTTATAACATTTCACCTTTATTACAAGATGCGTATGGTTATCCAAAAACTCAAGAAGTACCCCATTATAAATGGATTTTACAACCATCTAGTGTAATTTTTGGATCGGAATCTAACAATTGGTGGACAAACCCCAATCAAAGTGGTGGTGTTGGATTTTTTAAGAAAGGATATCAAGATTTAGATTATAGTGTTGACCCTTATTTTTCAACACCTTCATTAATACCTGGAAATTCTTTACCACTATTACCCCAAGGGTTTATAACTAATTTTAATGCATCAACACAACTTCCATCACCAACAATACCTGGTCAACCCCTTGCGGTAAACGGTAATCTTTATTTGGTTGGAGCACCTAGTCACTTTTATTTTGGATTAAATAATGGAAAAACTGCGATGAATAGATTTATAAAAAAATATGTTAATTTTACTGAGATATAATGGGAGTAAATGATTCAACAAAAATAGTTTTAGGTTCGTTAAGATATAAATCTTCACCAAATTCCGTATTATCGGTAAATGTTGATTTAAATCAAAATGAAAAAGAAATTATTGAATTTGATAGAAATGTAGATTTAGGTTTACAACAAGTTTTTATTGATGAAAGAGAATCAAGTACAATTTTTAGACCTGTAACAAAATATTCTATTATTTTTAAAAATGAGTATACAGGATCAACAAATTACGATCCATTTAAAAACAATTTATATTACACTAACTCTATTGAAAATACTTTATTAACATTTCCGGGAGGAAACCAACCACCAGCAATTCCCGTACCAAATGTTCCTTGGGACGGTCTTCCACAATACTTTGAATTTGATTTTATTAGAACGGATAATAATGTTGGCGGATATATTTCACCCCCAAATAACCATATTAATTTTGTGAATAAAAGTGCTAGTACCTATAATTGGACACATTATGTTAGTTATGGATATAAAAATAACTATACTAAACAAATGTATGCTATTGATACAAAAACAACAGCAAGTTGGGTTTGGATGGTTTCAGATGGAATTCCATTTATAATTAATGTTGGTAATAATAATTTTGGTCCAAACATTGAATTTAGATGTCCTATGAAACATGGGTTAAATGTTGGTGAGTTTGTAAAATTATCTTTAACATACAATGGAACAAACATATTCCAAATTAATAGTTTAGGGGACGGTGGTTTTGGTAGTGAAGAATTTATATTTAACATTTATAATATTGGTTATGTTGGTGCAACATTTAATGGGGGGAATACAGGAACATTTAAAAGAGTAATAAATAAAAGTAATGAAATTGAAACTACTTCAGAATATTATGTTAGGGTTCATAAAATATTAACAAATTCTGAAGACGCTGTAATGGTTAAAGCTGGGTTTGAACAAAATATATATAATGCAAAAAGTAAATTTGAAAATGCGGTGTTAACACCAAACAATCTTTCAAGAACATCAATTTTAGAAGGAAGTCAGTCGTATTCATTATCCTTTAATGTTGATATAGATATTAACCCTTTAAGGGATAATCAAAATAGACCAGTAAGTGAATTATTTTTTACAACTATATGGAAAGGGTATTTTGGGTGGACAAAACCATTAAAAGAAGGTTGGGATTTTAATTTATATTTAAATAACTCACTACCAAATCCTTGGTGGGATGTTTCCAATCCTTTATCAAATACTTCAATTTTAACTAACACCTATAATAGTTTAACAACACCAATAGTGGGACCGTTTTTATATAATGAAAATCTTAAATCTGAAGATTTAATTGATGGTGACCATTGTGAATGGAATGATTATGAACAAACTGAAAGAGTAATATCTAAATACAACCATAAAATAACTTACAATCAAGCTTATTTTAGTTTGAATACTAATGCCCCACAAAATAATCAATTTGGGTATTTTTATAAACCACATGACCCAATTGTTATAAGAAAATATTCAACATATGTTGAAGAGGGTGATCCATTAAAGGTCTCTAACATTCCTGACTATTCATTTTACTCCAATTTATCAAATAGTTTTAGATGGAGAGATTTATATCCGTATGGTTTTATTGATAATGATGGGGTGGGGGTTGATTATCCATTTATAAATGGTAAACACTATCCTTTTGTAAATACAATTTTTAGAATAATACCTGAAGGAAGTAATGTTGGAGTTCAGAACATAAACGTAATAGCACCACCAATTACAGATGATTGTGAATAAATATAAAATAGTTTTACCTGAAAATAATCAGTATTTAAATATTCCATTAGAAATGAATTGGGATTTTCTTGGTAGAGACGATAGTATTGATGAATATCAAGAAAAAATGGTTAAAGAAGTTATTGGGGGAATAAATGATTTTGAGATCTCAAGATTTTCTCACAATGAATATGTTGATAATTTAAATTTAATGAAAACAAATATAAATTATGAATTTTATTTTTATGACAATGTTTTACCAATAACATCCCCGTTAATAAATAATACAAATTGGAATAATAGTTATTTAGATGAAGGGTTTACTGTGGACGAAATTTATTTTTACCAAAAACCTTTTACTAAATCATTTTTTAAATTGGATTTATATGACACTACTGATGAAAAAACTCAAAATCTTTATTTATCAATAATATTACCCGTACAACAAGGGTTTACTCAACCGGTAACACTATCTTCATTATTATCAAATGTTGATATTAAAACACCAAAGTTTAGTTTAGATTTTATTGGAGATAAGGAAGGTTTTCACATATATTGGTTAAGAAAACAAGATTATATTAATATTTCTGATTTTTATATGGGAGCTAAATTTTTTGATGCAAGATTGGGGGTTTACGTTAGAATGACAAATACTTCACAACCAAACATTGGAAATAAATTTACTTTTAATCCAAATGATTATTTTTATTATAAACTTAAGTTAGATTATACAAATAAAACTTATGAAGTTTATGCAACTTCAAATTTAACACAAAGAGTTGGGATAGACGGATTTCCAATTCAATGGTATGAATATGTAAACCCTTAATATGGAAGAACAAAAATATTATTTTAAAATATCTCCCGAAAATATTAAGAGGGATATTGTTGGTATTACCTACTTAGGTGATACTGAATACTCTTATTTTACTGATCCGTGTTGTTCAATTACTTCAGTAACCCCAACAACATTAACTGGATTTACTGGTGTGTACTCAGGTATGTCACAAATATTGTCAGGAGGAACAAATGGATATTCATTATTAACTCAACTATCGGTACCAATTCTATTAACAGAAGTGGCTACCGATATTGGTTATTACTCTATATTTGACGGAGCGATAATACAAAAAGAAGTTATTACTAACTTTTTATTTTCTGCAACAACGGGTAATCCATATACTTTTTACTTCTATAATACTTCAGACACTGAATTTAAAAAGTTTTTATCCGTATCAACTTATACTGTTGATTGGGGTGACGGATCCCCAATTCAAACAGTAACTTCACCAATTCAATATACCCATGTTTATCCTGTCGTTAATCAAACATACACAATTACCCTTAAATCTATATCACCATGGGGAATATCAATCATAACAAAAACTGTTACTGTTCCATTTACTAATGTGATTATTTTTAATCCTAATGGAGTTGCAACATTCACCCCTGCGGGAGGTAGTTGGGCAAATACATCATTTAATTATGATTATATTTTTACTGGTGATTCAAATACTAACATAAATGATTACATAAGTTCAAACTACACTACTGTACCATTTATTATAACAGGATACACACAATCAAATGTAAATGATCTAACATCATATGGTCCAACATATAATTTATATGGTGGTAAATTTAAAATAGGGATACAAGTTACCGGAACATCAGAATCTGTTGGAACTTATTGGGGACCGGATCCGACAAACACATATACTGCATATACAATTAATGATATTCTTTACTATGATTATAATGATGGTACCACATTATACATTATTGAGTCATCAGGATTTACTCAAAACGATTTAATTTTATCTGCAATAACAAAAAATGAAGCGTTACTTAATGTAATTGACCAACCAGAAATACAAACTGATGTGTATATTGAGAGAGGTAAAAATTCGGGGTTAGAAAGTATAGAAAGACTTGGGGAAGTTGATAATGTGGGAGATTTAGAAAAATATGGGTATGGATTTTTTAATGTTGAAAAACAATGATTTTAAGTATTTATATTTAAACAATAAACAAATTTTAAAAAATAATAATTGTGGCTACAGGTAATTACGGAACAATAAGAAGCTCGGATGTAAGCCCTGATGACGTAGAAATAATTTTAAATTATACGCCATCAAGAGACGAAACAGACAATTTTGTATTAACAAAATTAAACGCTAGTACGATATTGAGACCATATTTCCATAACGGAACTACTGGTGGTAATAATAATGTTGAAATACTTGGGGGATTATATAATTTAAAATTACCCACAGATCAATTCAATCAACTTGGTATATATACGTTATATATAAGACCGGCAGAAATAAGAACTAAAATTTTAGATTGTGGAATATTATCCGCTTTACCCAATGTTAAAGGTATTGTTGTTGATATAAATAATGTTCCCTCTAACTTTAAAAATAAATTTATTAACCAAGGTTTAGTTGGTTTTAGGGTTGAATATTTAAATTCTGATGGAACTAAAATTCCTAATTTTTTTAGAATTATAACCTCATCATTCTATTGTGAACCTGTTGTTGAAAATTTAACGAATACAAGTCAAAAGTCTATTAGATATAGGTATGTTGAATCATCAACAAATTTAATATTTTGTATTTTATCACCATCGTCATCTCCAACAAATAAACCAAATGCAACTCCATTCATTGGACAACCGGATCAAAATATAATAATATCTAATACATATTTTAATCCAACAACAGTTGAAATTGAAATTGTTGAACACGATATTTCAACACTAGCAATTGCGTTATATGGTAATCAAACTAAATCTATGGATGATGGTATATATACCATATATGACAGTAACAACAATATTTATAAACAATACAATCTTTATGAAATTAGAGATCAATTTAATAACTTATTATATGAGGTAAGACAAGATAGGGGTATTAATATTGATTTTAGTAAAAACTTTTCAAATATAACTTCATAATGGAGACAAACAAATATAAATGTCCCCCTCAACCTGCCAGTGGTCAGGGTACTTTTTCAGACAACTTAGTTGGGTTCCAACTAGTTGACGGCGGAGGTTTTACGCAGGCAAATTTTGAGTTTACAACAAGCATTAGTGAAAAACAAGATAGGACATTTTCAATTGGATCGTTTTCTGAACCAATATCTTTAGATACGTTAAATATATCTAATATAGAAGAATCAAAAAAATTAATTGCCGATAATTTTAGAGTATATCCCAATTTTGATTTAAGTCAAGTTACTAATTTTACTATGTTTGGGTCTTTAACCAAAAGGATGTCTACTTCAGTCACAAACATTATTAATTATTTTCCTGCGGCATTAGACATAAACAATGTACAAACTAATTTTGTTATATCTTTAACCGCACAAAACATTTTTTATAATAGTGTTGAAGATGAAACATATTTTGAAATACCAATATCTGTTATTAGAAATCCGTTTAGTATTGATTATACTGTTAATGCTACTAGAAATATTGAATTAAGGGAAATATCTGTTTCATATTTAAGAAATTTTACGACACAGTATTTAAAATATTCACTGTTTTTAAATGATATTGAATACCCTATATCTGATTTTATTCCCGCACAAGTAACAGACACTGTTTTTAAAGTTTATGTTAATGGTGATCCGTTTTCTGGTAATACAACAACAAATAGTAATTTTTTAATAAGACCAAAACAGTTATACGTTAATAAAGTATTTAATGAAAATTTAGATCAAGTTGAAAACTTTTTGTTGAATAGAAATATGGTTCCAATATATAGTTCATATTTTAACATACCAAAAGAAAACGATGACGGACAATTTTATTATACTCAAGAAGTTGCGATATTTCCGTTGAATGGATCGTGGAATTTAGATATTATAACCCCCAAATTTACAAATTATTTAACAAAATTAAATTCTTTATCGGAAAGTATTGATTTATATAAAACAAACTTAATAACAAGATTTTTAACTGCTGACGCTATAAAAGAATTTGATACTTCAGACCAAAAAATACAAAAAGTATTACAGATATACGGTAGAAGTTTTGATGAAACAAGAAAATTTATTACAGCTCTTGCTAACATGAATTCTGTTAATTACAATATTAAAAATGATATTCCATCACAATTACTTAAAAATTTAGCACAAACACTTGGATGGAATACAAACATCTCTCCAATAACAAACGATCAATTATTAAGTTCAGTTTTTAGTAACGGGAGTAATTCATTTACGGGTTTACCAATAGGTCAAACACCTGAAGAGTTAAATTATCAATATTTCAGAAATTTAATTTTAAATTCCGCTTTTTTATTTAAATCTAAAGGAACAAGAAAATCAATTGAAATATTATTAAGGATGGTTGGAGCTCCTGAGGCGTTAACAGAATTTAACGAATATATTTACCTTGCCGATCAAAAAATAAATTTGAAACAATTTGATATTCAGTACGCTCAAATATCTGGCGGAACATACTCACAGGAATTACCTGTTTTGGATACAAATGACCTGTTTTCAATTATGGGGGTACAATATACTGGATTTACAACAACCACAATTACTCAAGATATTAGTTTAACGGTTAATGATTACCCTATCGATAGTTACGGTTTCCCAAGTATGCCGGTTCCAAACGACACATATTTCTTTCAAATTGGGGGAGGTTGGTTTGAATCAACACCACAACACAGAATGCCCGAAAAAATTGATTTAACAAATAGTGTATTTACTGGTTCCAACCCTAATTATCAAACAAAATTATTACCATTTAATTATGGTCAAGAATATTTAGAAAGATATCGTAGTTTTCCATACATGAATTTAGGATTTAATCTTAAAAAAACGGTTGACAATAAAAAAAGTTGGATAAATAATGAAAAATTTTTAAGAAAAAACTTTGATGGTAACTTTAACGCTTATTATAAGGTATCTGACGATAGATTGGTTATAAATGTTAAAAATGTTGATTTATTTATGAATCCATCACAAGGATTAGTGTATGATGTGTGGACAATGTCTAGAAAATATAATTACCCAATACCAGAACAAGGATTAAGTTATATAGACCCAACATATTGTAATCCATACCCAAATGTTGAATATCCAAATAAAGGGGGTATTGATTGGACCCAAATTATACCAAAACCAAAAGAAAAAACATTTTTTGAATTTGCCCAAACTTTTTGGAAAAATATGATAAATGTAAGAAATCGACAATTTAATACCGATGGAAAGACAAGTGGATATCCAACACTATCTTCAATTTATTGGAAATATTTGGAATCTGGAATGGCAATAAATATCCCTAATGATAATTTTAACTATCAAACAATGATTGACTATGTTAATGGTATGGGAGATTATTGGATAAGATTAGTTGAACAAATGATTCCAGCAACTACAATATGGAATACGGGAGTTAAATATGAAAACTCAATTTTTCATAGACAAAAATTTGTATGGAGAAGACAAAGGGGATGTGAAATTATACCAGTACCTTGTAAACCTTGTAAATTAATTACTCAAATATTTTCATATGATTGTCCTGTACAAGAAACTATTATTGGTTTATATCCTTGGGATACAAATCCAACAATAACTTCATTTGGAGCATTATTGGGTAGTTCATTAACCACATATGGAAATGATAATAATTTGGATATTAATAATGATTGTTTATTAAATACATTAGAGTCTGATTGGTATATTGATATTAGAATTGATGGTTCACCAATAATTATATACCCATTTTTTAATGGGATTGGATTCTCAAATCCAACTTTAAGTACTCCAACAGCAAATAATTGGCTTGATAGTTTATATGACGCATTAACTAATTTACTTGATTATGGTTTATCTTATACTATTAGTACTGATGATCAAACTATAACAATATACAATAATAACTGTTTACCATTAAATACCACCCAAAATTTTGAATTGAATGTGGGAATAAACTTTACTATCCTATGTAACCCATGAGTTGTGGACAAATAATATATAATCTTTATATCTCTGGTGATTGTACTAATACAAATGTTGGAGAAATTTACATTGAGATAACTGGAGGTACCTCACCATACACTGTATATGAAATTTCCTCAACAGGTTTATTACCAACATCAGCATCCACAACAACTTATTATTTTAGTGGTATGTCCGCCGGCACATATAGTTTGGCAATTCAAGATTCGTGTATAAATCCAACTTTTGATACAATATACTTAAACATACCAATATCATCGGGAACATCTATAAGTGTTGAAAATGTAATAAATACAACTTGTGGTAATGATAATGGAG